CCGGATCATTTGGGAATTGGCCATCCACACCGGATTGTCACGATCAGAGTTTCAAACACCAGAGGATGTCTTGACCGCTTTTGAGATTCTAAGGACAAAAAATGGCAACTGAACCAATCACTTATGACAAGAGTGATTTGCGCGGAATCATCAAGGCTTTCAAAGCCATGGATGAGCAAGCTGTTTCTGAGGCCAAAGGCGTTTCAAATGGATTGGCCACTTACCTGCAATCCAAAGTCACAGCCGCAGCTGGTGGCCGCCCAAATAAGGCGGCAATTCGCATTGCTCAAGGATCGCGCGTGAGTAAGTCATCAAAGATTGGTGAGATCAGCTACGGCTTTGTATCTCAAAAATTTAGCGGTGGCGGCACTACGCAACAGCTTTGGGGTGGTTACGAATTCGGTTCAAACAAATTCAAGCAATTTCCAATATGGTCAGGTAGCTACGGCCGAGGTTCAACCGGATATTTTATCTATCCAACCTTGCGCGCCGAACAGCCTCACATCATCTCTCAATGGGAAAATGCATTTACTAAGATTTTGAAGGAGTGGTGATGGCCGGTCAATCAAGAACACTCAAGCTTTCGATTCTTGCTGATGTAGATAAACTCAAGCAAAGCCTCAATGTTGGCTCAAAAGATGTCGATGGTTTCGCCGGCAAAATTGGTGATTTTAGCAAGAAAGCGGCCGTTGCTTTTGCCGCTGTTGCTGCCGCAGCTGGTGCAATGGCAATCAAAATTGGTGTTGATGCTGTCAAGGCTGCCAGCGATTTGGGCGAAACAATCTCAAAAGTCAATGTTTTGTTTGGCAAGTCTGCCAAAGATATTGAGAAATTTGCAGATGGCGCAGCTTCATCGCTAGGCCAAACAAAGCAACAGGCATTGGATGCCGCAGCTACATTTGCAACATTTGGAAAATCAGCTGGCTTGAGCGGTGAAAATCTAAGCAAATTCTCAATTGACTTTGTAAAATTGTCATCAGATTTGGCATCTTTCAACAACACATCACCAGAGCAAGCAATCAACGCCATTGGATCGGCATTGCGTGGCGAAGCTGAACCATTGCGACAATATGGAGTTTTGTTGGATGATGCTTCATTGCGCCAAGCCGCTTTGGAATTAGGAATCATCAGCACAACCAAAAATGCATTGACACCACAGCAAAAAGTATTGGCAGCTCAAGCTTTAATTTACAAGCAAACATCAGCTGCACAAGGTGATTTTGAGCGCACCAGCGATGGTCTAGCCAACAAAACACGAATCCTCACAGCTCAATTAGAAAATGCAAAAACTACGATTGGTCAGGCACTTTTGCCGGTAGTTTTACAATTGGCCAATTTCTTTTCAGAAAAGGTCATCCCAATTGTGCAACAAGTTGCTGATGCTTTTGGCAAAAAATCCGGTGGAATGGATGGCACATTGAGCTCATTGGCTGATGGCATCAAAGGTTTTGTGCAACCTATTTTTGAAGGTTTCCGATCAGCTTTTGACAAAATCAAAAAAACTGTTATTGAAAACAAAGATGAATTTCAAGCCTTTTTTGATGTCATCAAAGCTGCCGCTCCAATCATTGGAAATGTTATTGGCAAAGCTTTCAGCGTGGTTGGCGATGTAGCCAGCGTTGTGTTAAACATCATGGCAAATGTCGTTGGAGCTTTGCGAGGTTTAATCAATACAGCAATCGATCTGATCAATGTTGCGATCCGTGGTTTTAACCTAATCAAGCCGGGCGCAGACATTTCACCAATTTCAAAAATTGGAACATCTAGCGGATCAAGCTCTACCGGAGGCATTTCGGTGCCAGCTGCATCATTGCCGACTGGATTCACATCTGGTGGAGCATCATCAACCGGTGGTGGCGCAACGGGAGGCGGATTGACCGGGGGAACTGGTGGCACGACTGGTGGCGGATCAACGGGCGGATCATTAGGCGGCGCGGTAACAAAGATTGCAAAAGACACTAAAAAGGTTGTGGATGATGTTGCTGGAGCTTTTGATAATTTCACCAGCGGCACAACAACTTTGGCCGGGGTCATGGCAGCTTCCAATCAACCATTTGCTTTTGGCACATCTGGCGTCAATACAAACACGCTTGCTGGCATTTTGGCGGCATCTAACAAACCAAATGTGACTGTGAATTTTAACGGAATTACGACCGATCCGGAAGGCACAGCGCGGGTGCTAGTCGATACGCTTAACAACTCTTATTATCGCGGAACAAACGGCGCAACGAATTTTGTGACAGCATGAGTGTTTTTAATCCTGTTTGGCGTGTGATTATTGGTGGCACAACATTCACAAATTATGCTTTGGCTAACCTCACCATCACAACAGGCCGCACAAACATTTATGAGCAAGCAAATGCCGGCTATGTTAATTTAGAACTGATTAACCTTGACCAATCAATTGTTGATATTGAAATCAACGATGCCGTCACTATTGAATTGCAAGATTCCACAGCTACATTTGTGCCAATTTTTGGCGGCACAGTTGTAGAATTGGACATTGGAATTGCTGCATCTGGTGTTGTAGGCATTAATCAATCGGTAAAAATCATAGCCTTGGGGGCCTTGTCACGATTGCCAAAAGCATTAACCGAAGGTGTGTTGGCTAAAGATTTTGATGGGGATCAGATTCTCACGATTCTGACTGATCTGTTGATCAACTCATGGAACGAAGTGCCGGCAGCTTTGCAATGGGCAACCTATGATCCAACAGAGCAATGGCAAGATGCCCAAAACACGGGATTGGGTGAGATTGATACACCAGGCAATTACGAGTTGGCCAATCGTGGTTCATCAACGATCAATGTTTATTCATTAGTTTCAGCTTTAGCAACATCCGGATTGGGTTACATTTACGAAAACGCATTGGGGCAAATTTCATATGCTGACAGCACGCATAGATCGGTTTATTTGGCGGCCAACGGATACACCGATCTTTCAGCTGCTCAGGCTTTAGCCGATTCGCTATCGATCCAGACTCGCGCTGGTGACATCCGGAACGAAATTGTGTTGAAATACGGCAACAATTCCAACAATGAGGTTGTGGATTCTGATGCAACATCGATTGGCCTCTATGGCAAATTAGCGCAAATCATCACTACCACAATTGAAAATGCCAGCGATGCCGGGGATCAAGCTGCTTTTTATTTAACGCTAAGAGCCTATCCACAGGCCAATTTTAATCAAATCACTTTTGAGCTGACCAACCCAGAAATTGATGATGCTGACCGGGATGCATTAATCAACATTTTCATGGGGTTGCCATTGCGCATCAATGATTTGCCGTTGAACATGGCAGCTGGCACATACCTTGGTTTTGTCGAAGGTTGGACATGGCGTGCCGCATACAACAGCGTTTCGGTCACGGCTATCCTTTCCCCATTGGCATTTTCATTGCAAGCCATGCAATGGCAAGATGTCGCAATTGCAGAACAATGGAACACAATCAGCGGCAGCCTAGATTGGGCTGATGCGTTAGTCGTAGCGTAAGGAGAAAAAATGGCAAACCCGACATCGAATTTTAACTGGCAAATGCCCACACCGACAGATTTGGTCACGGATTTGCCAGCTGATTTTGAGGTATTTGGTCAGGCGGTCGATACATCGTTGGCCGATCTTAAAGGTGGCACAACCGATCAAGTGTTGGCCAAAAATAGCAACACAGACATGGATTTCAAATGGGTCACATCAGATGATGCTAACGCGATCCAAAACTCTATTGTCGATGCTAAAGGCGATCTCATCGCAGCTAGTGCAAACGACACACCAGCAAGATTGGCTGTCGGCAATAATGGGGAGCAAATTGTAGCAGATAGTTCCACTTCAACAGGCTTGCGCTATCAAGGTTCAATCGCAGCGGGTCGTAATTTTTTTATAAATGGCGGGCAAGATGTTTGGCAGCGTGGAACATCGTTTGCTAGCGGAGGTTACACAAGCGATAGATGGTTTATGACCGCATCAGGTGGAACATTGGCTGGAAGCCGTTCGACAGATGTTCCGACAAATCCTTATTTCAATTATTCACTATCCGTAACTGGAACCTCAGCACAAAACACACAGATTTATCAACGCATAGAGTCTGCAAACTCAACTCTATTTGCTGGTCAATCTGTTACTTTGAGCGTTTGGGCTAAAAATAGTGCTGGTACAACCAAACTTAGTTATGTTGGTTTATATCCAACAGTCGTAGATAACTTTGCATCTCAAACTCAAGATGTTGCAGGCGATTTAACTGCGACATCTTGGTCAGGTTCTTGGACAAGGTACTCAGTTACTTTTACTGCAAATGCTTTAGCAACTCGCGGCTATAATATCATTCTTTATCGCAACGGCACAGAAACCAGCACAACTTTGTTTACTGGTATGCAGTTGGAAGTGGGTTCGGTTGCGACTGCCTTCTCTCGTGCGGGCGGAACAATCCAAGGAGAATTAGCCGCTTGCCAGCGTTATTACTACCGCTTTAACAATTCTGGTAATGGTTCAGGTATTGGAACTAGTGCTTACGCACTAAGTACAACAGTATTAGATTTCTTTATTCCGTTTCCGTCAGTTATGCGTGTTAATCCGACAAGTATTGACTCATCAGGGGTACAGATTTACAACGCTGCAACCGCAACTCAATACTCAAGTGGAACAACAACTTTGGCACCGAGCGCATCTGCTATGGGTGGTTATGCTCGTTATACTCACGGATCAGCAGTTTTTACGACTGGAACTACTTATTACCCAAATGGCGGATCAAGTGCTTATGTTGGTTTTGGAGCGGAGTTATAAAATGGATAACGTTACATTTTTTACAGATGAACTAAACGGAATTGAACACGCCATTATTGATCGTGGGAATGGCGAGTTTACTTCAATGCTTAAGTCAGAATATGACC